TAGCCGGTATCGACAGCGACATATTCATCCATCTTTGATTTACAAAATTGGCCTATTTCATTCATACATTCAAATTCTTTATTATCTAACACACCAATAAAATTTAAAATCCTGTTAAAACCGGCCATAAAATCACCCCGCTTTGCTTATTCCTTCAACTTGTGCATCTCCTTGACTGTCGGCAACTGTGGCCTTTACTTGAACTTTATAATATCGATAATATGCTAAACTTGTAAATGTTCCAACGGCGGCGGCAGCTAGACTTGCTTCGGCCTGAGCCTCAATATATGTTGTGCCATCAATGGAAGCTAAGACCTTCCAATCAATGCTATTTGCTCCATCTGTATTTTTACAAGTATAACAAATGATACTTTTTCCATAGGTGTCAATTATTGAACCGTCGACATCTGCATAAACGTTAGTGCTTTCCTGATCAGATGGGTTTACAATTATAGGGGTTATATGTTGGGTTAATAAATTACTCATTAATACGATGCCCCCATCCTCAACCAATTAGCATCCGAAATTGTATTATCAGCACCACAAAGATATAAATAACTTGTATCATATTTCATCTGTCCAGCAGTGCCAACTGTTCCATCGACTCCGGCGGTTGTTGTGCCTAATGTAGCGGCATCAAAAACGTTTGTTCCGGCTGTGAATGTTTCGGTTGTGGCGATTAAATCCCCGGCCACTCCTTTTGTACTTGCTGTAATTACCATATCATCACCAACAAAAGCGGCGGCGGTTACTTGGGTATGGGCCGTATTTATTCCATCGGTTCCATTTATTGCGGCAACTACTAAAGTTTTGCAATCCGCAAGATCGGCCCCGACATCAATTTCTCCATCGGCGGCGGCAGTTCCATCCGCTGTAAATGTATATGTCTTATTACCAATTGTCATGGTATCATCGGCAGTCGGTTGTGTATCCATTGTCAAAGTCCCTTGACTTGCAACGGCATTTACTGGAGTACCGGGAGCAAACATATAATTAAAATATTTCCTTAAGTTAGGGTTTTTTACTTTTTGTTGCAAAATGTTTAAATAGCTATCAGCCATTTTTTTAGACCTCCTTAAATATTGTTTTATTTGAACAAATAATATCTAAGGAAAATAGAATTGAACTCTTTTCAATCTCTTATTTTCAACACTAGAAGACGATTAAAACGTCATTTGTTCCATAGTGTTAATTCCATTATATCATATATTTATACCGAATATTGCCCCAATTATTGAACATATAGCACCAACCAAAACATTAAATTGTCTATCACTCAGATTCATAAAGTTTTTTTTTGAGTTTGCCTTTTGAATCAATTGACAATTTTCTTTTGTCACAAAACTATCTAATTTTTTTGAAATTTCATCGATCTTTTTGGACATTGGGTCGAGTTTCAAATCTAAATACATTTTAGTATCTTTATCCATATTATCACCTTTTTTATATTAAAATTGGGGGAATTATCCCCCATGTTATTTATGTAAAATACCTATTAAGAGGTAGTTAATCCAGTAATTTTTCCATGATATTCTTCTGGGCCGTAATCTAATCCCAACTGGGTATATACTTGTTTTGCATAAGATGCTCCATCTGTTGGCTTATCTTCTACAAGTACTAATCTTCCTTGAATTGGACATGCTTTAATTCTGCATACAGTCATTTCAACAAAGAAAATACTACCTGTTGGCATATTAGGATCATACATAATGTCTATCATGCCAAAATCAGTATAAAAAGCCGAAACTTGAGAACCTCCAATAAATCTGTCCATTGGAACAAATTCATATAATGCCCCTAAAGCTTGCCTTTGAAAACTATTACACAAAGCAACAACCCTTTGCATAATTGCCCCGGCGTCCACCATTGCTTTTATTACTGCATTTACGTGAGCTTGTGTTAAATCAGCAGTTCCGGCCGCAACTGCATTTGTTGTAATTGCATTCGCTAAACCTCTCATTTTTGCCGCTGTTGCCGCACTGGCCGCACCTTGATAACTTCCATTAATACATGAATAGTTAAGATCGGAAGCCATACCTCGCATGTTAGTCATAAGTTGGAAATCTAGCTCAGATTGCACCGGGTTTCCATCAACACCAAAAGTCATACCGGCTTGGGCTCCGTCAATATTATGAACACCCGAAAGAGCATTATTTACAGTGCCAGTTGTTGATAATTTTTTATATGATACTTCCGCTTTTCTTTGAAAGATTTGACAAGTATTAACATCTTGCCCTCTTGTAATTGTATTTGCAGTTACTCCAGTTACGGAAGCCGCTTCCGTAATGGCTGGCTGTGAACCTGCACCGGTGTCAACCGGCTGAGCGACTGCAAACTCAAATGAATTTGTTCTTGAAGCTACAGCAGGATTTAATTCACCGTTTGCAATTGGATTTCCCAAAGCGTTAATAAACGGTGTCTGCCTAGCTCCAAGCATGAAAATTTGACCTAAATAATTGAGGTCTTCACTGTCTGTGTAAGCCATAATAATATCACTCCTTTTAAAATATTATTCGCCATCACCACTTAAGTCTTTTATTTGTCTTGATACTTTTTGCATAGTTAAAAAATCTTGATTTTTTTCAGCTTCATTATATTTTTTTATCAAGTCTTCTTTACTACTTGGCTGTGGTGGTGGGTTTGTGCCTCCTCCACTTGGAGGGGTATTCCCTGTGACTTTATTTGTAAATAAAGCCTTGTAATTATCCTTTAATGGTAAAATTATTTTATCACCATTTAAAATTTTATCGTCCTTAACAATAACATCATCTAAATTTATCTTACCCATAACTAGATCAGGGTGTAAACAACCTTGACTTGCTAAGGTACTTTCAATCAGATGTTTTTTATTGTCATTCTCAATTTGTTTTTCATATTCTTGCTTTTGTTGTTTTATTAAATTCTCAAATTCAACTTTTTGAGTTTCAAGCTTGGTCTTCATTTCTGAGCTTGTAACCATGTCACCAGTATTTTTTAACTGTTCTTGATATTGTGTTATTTGAGTTTCTAATAATTTAATTTTCTCTAGTTTTTCATTAAATACATTTTTAGGAATAATTTTCGTTGGGTCATTCGCTACATATTCCGACTCTCCTAAAGAATCCTTAAGAATACTTAAAGTTTCAGAACTCAACTTGCTGTAATTATCTCCTAATAACCTTTTTAACCATTCCATTTTTTATACCTCCTAATATATAGCTTTTTTATACTCTAGCTAAGAGTAAAGGAGTGACTATTTAAATATATTATACATCATTTTTTAACTTTTTAACATTTTTACTTTCATATTTGAATTTTCATTAACTACGGTCGCCCCACTCGCAGTATTTTGAGCCCATCTTAACTGGAGTTTTCCTCCGATATTAGATGTTTTTATTAATAATTTTTCTATAACCCAAGAACCGGAACCATAAGTACCATATGGAACGGCCGATGCTAAATTACTTGTATATCCACCTCTAAGCCCTGTATTTGATGACGTTGTCATTCCAGTTTGGGCCCCCATTAAGACCCTAGCCAAACATTCAACATCACCATCGGAAATATAATCTACTTTTATATCTGGCGTTGTACTTGAGGCTGTTGTTAATAATTCAACTTCAATCGAAAAAATATTGTTTGGCGGTAAATAAACAAATAATTCGTTATCGTTAGATAAACTAGTTGTTGCATTTCTTAATTCGGCTTCTTTTTTAATGATAACTTTTTCACTATCCCATGAGGAAAGTTGTGCATTTTGAGTATTGGAAAAACTAAAATCAGTTATGAAACTATGACCAGTTGTTGAGTAATGACCAAAATAAACACAACCTATTGAATCAATACTGATAGTTGTTTCATGTTCTAAGACTCTTATTTGTTCACCATCTTTTTTCAAAATAGCCTTTATATAATCGCCGTTCTTTTCAACATATAAATTTACTCTTTCATTATAGAGTAGAGGGTTAGTTAATGCAACCGAATAAGTCGTATTAACCCCGGCTTCCCATATACTTAGATAAAAAACATCTAATTGACAATAGACCTCGATATAATTATTAATATCGACTTGCCATGTTATACTGGTTAATTCTCCGGCATCCTTACAATACATTTCAAACTTACCAATGAAATTAACTACAGAACAAAAAACATGTAAATCATACTCATTTCCTGACTCGTTTTTTTCATTTACTTTTCCTATACCTAATCTTTTTATTGTTGGGTCATTATATATTGTGTATAAGTCAGAAATTTGAGCAAAAATATTTTCCCAACCTGTAATAGCTCCTCTATATATTTGAAATGGGTTAGCATAATATGGATACTCCGGGTCTTCTCTTACTAATTGTAAAAATAAAGCTGTAAAATAACCGCCGGAACCGTTAGTTTCTGTATAACTTTGACAATTTATCCATGTTATATCATCCCAGCCGGAAGGGGTTCCATTTGTCGCAAACTCAGATTTTCTAACATATAATGTATTATAGCCATTTCCAAGACTTGAAGCAAAAACACTATAACTATAATTATTACTGTTGTCATCTCCAAGTTTAAATGTAATACTAGACAATTTTGTATCATCACTTATATATACACTATAAGCGATAATGTCATCGTCTCCACTGGCTCCACCATCGTTAAACTCTGTTAAATCTATAGATGTTATATTTCTAGTTATGCCAATAAAACTGGCTGTGTCGTCGTCCTCTGTACATCTAACGCCAGCTTCCCCAATAAATTTGTTCGTTGTATCGGTGGACAAAGTCTCGCCGCCGCTTAATCCTGTCCAATCAGTATGGTCTTGAAAATATTCTATTGTCTTTATATTTCTATCATAATAATATTGCTTATAATCTCGAAATCTAAAATATTGTGATCTTCCCAACTCTTCGTCGGCAATTTCGCAAACTCTTGAAATCTCGTCCATATTTGCGGCACTTAACGGAACCGCCGCACTTCCGTCTGTAAAATCTTTTTGCACATATCTTCCAAAAGATGACATATTATTTCACCTCTTTTTTTCTATCTTCTAATTCTTTTACAGTAGTAGGAATATTATTTTTAACATACTTAGGTAAATCTTCACTTTTAGACACACTGCCACCATGTTTTTTAGCTTCATCCTTAACCTTAATTTTTACATCATCAGCAGTAAAAATAACAATTTTTACTTTTCTATTTTCAATTGATTTTTCTTTTTCTCCTATAACTTGCGTAAATCCGATTAAATCCTTTATTGCATTAAAATAATTTACACAAAATGAATTATAAGCTTGTTCTAAAAATTCATTTAATTTTTTTGTATCTTTTAAAATACTATCAGGTATTTCAAGGCTATTTTGGAATTTACTCATTATTTTTCATCCTTTCATATTTTACTTTACAATGACAATTTATATCGAGCTTGGCAACTCCAAACCCTCCGGGATATTTTGTTTTAAATCCATCTATAGAAAAATATCCATCCTTGTCATTTATTTGATTGTGCATCCTGATATGAGCATCTCTAGAATTTTTAAATGAACATATCCAACGGCCCTTTGTTTCAAATCCGGCCTTATTTGCTAAGCTATTACAAAAATTTTTAGTCCGCTCTATAATTCTGTGCGAATCTGTCCTAATTATTCTCTTAGTGTTGTTATATTCCCTATTAAATCTTTTTTTAATATTAAGTTTATTATCAAGACCGATTTTTTTAATATCTTTAGTTAATTTTTTTCCATTTCTTGTAATTCTATCAAAAATAGTTTTTCTTTTAACTTTAGAATTTATAATTTTATTTTTATCTTTTTTATTTAAAATTATATCAACTTGAATTTGTTTTGCAGTGCCGGAAAACGTTGCATTAACAGAACTATTTAAATCTTTAGCAAGCTCTTGATTAATGTATTTATAAGTTTTTCCGACTTCTTTTTTTACATTTTTATCATCTAACACACTCATTAGATCATTTAAAACTTGCTTTAATTCTTTAAGTTTCATTTGGAATCAAATCCTCACTACCATCATCATAATTCATTTGGTCATTTTCTAACTCTTTTAATTCGGCTTCTACATCGTCAACCATGAAGCAATTTTTTAATAATGTTCTTCTTGAGACAATACCATCTAATTTTAACATTATTTCGGCATTCTCTAACTCATTTATTAAGATAGTCTTATTTATTGTGATATCAACATTATTGATATCAGATTGTGTTTTATTGTGTAATTCATGCCATTTATTATTTATTCTTAAACATTCTTTAATATATCTTTTTATTTCTTTGATAAACTTATTGGCTTTCATATCAAGTAAACTAAAATGAGCTTTAATTACAACATTTGTTAACGATGCACCTTTAAGATCGTCAATATCAACACCTTTTCCAAAAGTATAAATAAGTTTCTTTAGTATAATTAAAAATTCGCTTCTAGCTTGGTATGGCACTTCTCTACTAATAATATCAATTCCTCCGTCTTGTCGAACTGATATCATTTTATATTTTTTCAACCAATCCATTAATTCTATGGCGGCCGTCTCCGTTGCTACATTTTCCGAATAATTTCGGATAAAAAGAATTAATTCTTGAAAATCAATAAAGTTATTGGCAAAATCTGAAATTGTAAGATCATAACAATCAATAAGGGTTTTAATCCTTTGTAAATCAGTTAATTTATGCCTATTATTATATAATGGTGCAAAAGGAATCAAACCCCAATTACCATTGTCAAAATGGTAATTTTCTTCAATAAGTTTATAGCCATCTTGTTCTAAGATAAAAATAAATTTACCTTCCGGCTCCCAATATTCAGCGAATTTATTATTACCATCTGAATATAATCTAATTATCCCTATTAATTTTTTCTCTATTGTATTGTCATACATGGGAATAATATTTTCCGATTCTATAACTTTAGTTTTTAATTCTCCTTCACTAGAAGGATAGAAAAAAGTCCAGCCTTGAGCCTTTATACTTGCTTCTTCGGCTACTACATCAATTTCCTCATTAAGATCAAAGGATAAATTAAAATTATCCACAATGACATCTTTACTTAAACAATAACTTACTTTTTGATCTATTAATGTATTTAAGAAATTAGTAGGTATTTTTTTGTTTGCCCTATATCTATCTTTTTTGAATTCTCCAAGCCCATCAATATATTTAAATTCTCTTCTTTTTATATCATTTTCTGACTTATAATAATTTAAGCCATCTATCATATTTTTATATTCTTTTGATTCAACCCATTTATTTATAATTAGGGTTAATTGTTCACCATTCATAAAATCACCCCTTTCTATTATATCCAAATATACGATTTTTAGCTATTTGAAAGAAATTACTATCTATTTCAAAGCCTATAAAATATCTATTTAAATTATTAGCCGCTACTCCTGTACTACCAGACCCCATAAAGGTATCTAATATTAAATTATTTTCTTCAGTATAAGTATTAATTAAATATTCCAATAATTTAATTGGCTTCTGGGCCGGATGGTATGGTCTTTGTTCTTTATTAAAAAACAATAAATTATTTGGATAACACATGTCTTCCGGTATTGTTTTTTTAACTACTTTGTAATGATCTCCGTATAAATCCGATTTATACATTTTTTTCTTAGGTGGCCGGATATTTTTTGGGTCATTTTTATATAATTGTGGTATATATAAAGCTTGTTCTTTATAAAAAATAGATATATTTTCACTTTTTCTTAGTGGCTGTTTTTTGCAATTTAAAAAATTTGTTGCCTTATCTTTTATCCAAATCCAATCATATTTATAATTTTTTAGATTTGGATATCTGATTAATGTTGAGAATGGCTCTATACCAAATATTGCAATACACCCATTATTTTTAATTATCCGTTTATATTCTTTCCATAACAAATCTATATTAAATATCTTGTCCCATTTTGCCGCTGTTTTTGCATATGGTGGGTCGGTTAAGATCATATCTATAGAATTATTCTCAATTTCTTTCATACCTTTAAAACAATCAATATTTTCAATGTTTATCATGTTTCGGAACCCTCCAACCTGATTGTAAAATTATATCATCAAGTGCATATCTTGCGGCATCAATCGTATGATTATCTTTATCAGGATATTCATTTATCCATTCGCCCTGTTTATTCTTCTCATAAGAATAAGTAGAAAATTCTCTATAAGCGGCCGGGCATCTTTTTCGATCAATATTAATTGATTCCAAGTCTTGGAACCACTTAATTCCATGTCTTACTGAGTCAGGGCCCTTTTGACATGGTATCATATTTATATTATATTCTGTAGCCATTGTGTTTATTGACCGCAATTCGGCCGAATCGCCTTTTATTATTTGATTATATATTGCCTTTGCTCTTACCAGATCGGCAAGCTCACGATTAGCATAGCCATAACCAAATATTTCATCAAAAAACCAAACTGCAGAATGTTTTCTTGAATAACACAACTTTTCAAATGCCGAAGGGTCACGTCTTAACCCAAAATCAAGGCCTTGTCTTATTTTATCAAATGTTAAAATATCATCATCCGTCAAAGTAATATTTTTGACATTAGTAAATATTTCTCCACCTATGCCGGTTATTTCTCCCATGTATTCATTCTTATAAGCTTGAAGATTTTTATTTTTTAAGTAATTGGCTTCGTAAATAAAATCATCACCCAACCACTCAGGATGATATTTTGTGACATGCTCCCATGTACTAGTATCTTGAATTAATCCTTTTTTATCATAAGAATCAAGCCACCATTTATTGGCCCAGTGGTTTATTGATGGAGGGGTATTAAATGTATAAAATGCTAAAGTTGGGCCGCCCCTTGCTAAAGATTGATTTAAATTTCTAATTTCCGGCTCTCCGTCAAACTGGTCGAATTCTTCCAACCATCTATATTTTATATACCCATTTGGAACGGTTATACTTTTTATTTTAGTTGGGTCGTCGCAACCTGAGAAAAATATCGTTTGGCCCGATGGTATAAATTTTATTTCCATTGGTGACACTGTACATTTAAAAAAATCGTCTAAGCCAAATAAATTAATACTTTTCTTAATTTGATTGTAAACACTCTTTTTTAGCGTATTACCAACTTTTCTTATTGCTATTGCATGAGATTGTATACCTTTTTCATAATCCATTATTAATGAAAATGGTAACATTGCTCCAGCGAATGATGATTTTGTAGAACCTCTGCCGCCTCTCATTGCTATTTCTGAAACTTCCATATTACATATTAAAGGAACTAAATAATCAAAATGAGGTATTATATTATCATATATATCAATTTTCATTTTTTTGCCGTCCCTTCATTGGGTCAATAATTTCAATTTTAACCTCCTGTTTTCCATCTTCAAACTTTTTCATTAGTTCCTTAGCGGCTTCAATACCTTCTTTGACACTAATTCTTTTCGTTTCGATCAATGACCTTTTCATAATAGTATCATAAAATATATAAATAGCTTCTTGAGAATTTATATAATCTGTTTTAAGTTTTACTCTAGCATCATTCGTTAATTCTTCAATTCGCTCCAAAACATGGCTTTTATTTAGCATTCTTTTCCCGGCAATGCTTAACATTCTAATTTCTTTTGGCGTTAATTTATCATAAGTCTTTTTTAATTTTATATTTTTGCATAAGCCGGAATAATATGCGGCTTTAGTTTGATTATTATAATTACAGTAAAAAGCCGCAAATTCCTCTTCTTGCAAGTTTAATT